CCCTGCCTGTTCCCACGACGTGCGTGGTCGGTCGAACATCACGCACCGTCAGGTTCGGTTGGCTGCTCCGGTTGCGGTGGTGGCACGAACTCGTCTGCGTCGGGGTCGTAGGTGTAGCCGATTCCGGCGTACCTGCCACGGAAGTTCCCGTTGTACGAGGTCTGTTTCCACTCTCCGGCGAGTCCGAGAACATTAGCGATGAACGCCTGTCCCTGTTGCTCGTTGTCGGGGGCAGGGTCGGGTGCCACGTCGTCAGAGATGACGATGACTTGTTGGACGATGTTCTCGTCATTGAGTTGTGCGAAATGTGCCATCAGACCGCCACCCTTACGATTACGACGCCGGAGCCACCATTGCCGCCTGCGACGTTCTGTGTCGTGGAGGCTCCACCGCCTCCTCCTGTGTTCGCTGTTCCTGCCGTGGCGAGGTCGCCACCGCCACCGATACCACCGGTTCCGTCATAGGTTCCGACGGCGGCGTTGCCTGCTCCACCGCCTCCGTAATAAACATCTGTCCCAGAGACTTCTCCGACGCTGTTTGTTGTGGCGATGCTGGCGGTGATGATCGTGGAGGTGTCGCCTGCTCCTCCGTTCGCCGGTTGTGATACGCCGGTTGGACCGCCAGCGGCTCCCCAACCGCCTCCGCCACCGCAGATGTCTCCACCGCCACCAGCGGCGTTTGTCCCACCGTCGTTGCCTTGTCCGGCGACTCCACGACCACCCTTCGGCCAGTTGGTGTCCGAGTCAGTACCACCGCCTCCTGCGCCACCACCGGAGCCACCGCCCCATCCGTTAGCCATCAAGTCTGCTGAGGTCGGGCTGGTTCTACAACCTGCTCCTCCTCCACCAGTCGCTTGGAGAGCGGTGCCGACCGAGGAGGTGCTTCCGTTTGCTGACCACGGAGCATTGTTTGATCCGGTGCCTCCTGCGCCGACGGTGACGGTGTAAGTGCCTGCCGTAATGTAGTAGCCGAGGTGTTCTAAGCATCCTCCTGCTCCACCGCCAGCGGAAGCGTTCCCCGCTGTGCGTGATGCGTTACCGCCTCCACCGCCTGCGACGACGAGGAAGTCAGCGAGTCCGTCGGTGTCGAAGGTGACGGTACCGGAAGAGGTAAAGATCAGGTATTTGTAGTCAATGCCGCCTTCGGTGAAGGTGCCAGTTTCAGTGTCGGTGAAGTTGGCGTTTGCTACGCCTCCGCCAACCGCTGTCCATGCTGATCCGTCGTACACCTCTACCGAGTTCGTGTCTTTCAGATACGACATCTGCCCCTCAATCGGGGAAGGCACCGCAGTCGTCCGAGCCGAAGCGTCGTCATACGGCACCACCGACTGCTTGTCGATCAGATAGTCGTGGGAGGTCGTGACTGCTGATCCATTCACCCCGACCTTGGCCTCTAGCGCCTCTACCGCATCGTTCAGGGTGGCGTGTTGGGTGGCATGGGGAACCGTGACCGAGTTCAGTTTGTCACTGGCCGTGGGGTTGGTCAGGGAGTCAAGTGAAGCGGGGAAGTTCGTTGCCATAAGTCAGTCTCCTGAGGGCGAATGTACCACCCGTGCTGATCTAGGTGCTAGGGCTGGGCGGCTACCCAGTTCCCCGCATCCTCGTCCCACACATACAGTTCGCCGTCGTCGGGGTACGGGACGGGTGCGGCCCATTGGAATGTCGTTTCGTCTAACGTCCACGACGGGAACGGTTGAGGCGGGATGAAAGCGTCCAGCGTTTCGTCGTACCGGTAGCCGATCCCGGCATAGTTGCCACGGAACGGAGTGTCACCGAGTCGGTGCTGATTCCCGTGTGTGTTGTATGAGGTGCGACGGCAGGTCTGGCCGTGACGATTCCCGTAGTACGCCTCCCATGACGTAATCCAGTCGGGAACGTCGTTCTCGTCACGACCGGCGATCACGCCGGTCACGATTCCGTTGTCGTCAAGGAAGGCGTAGTGAGCCATCAGGCGGCACTCCACGAAATGTTGTCGGTTCCTGACTTGAAGATCGTCACCTTGTCGGTTCCCTCGGTGACTGTTGTGTGAGTAAGGCCCGCACCTATTGTAAGCGAGTAGGCTGACGGGTAGCGGACAATGACGACACCGGAACCGCCATCGCCCGGATACCCGTTGGCACCGCTGTAGCCGCCACCACCGCCGCCACCTCCGGTATTGGTCGTTCCTGTTCCTGCGGTACCATTACCGACCCCACCCGTGCCGCCGCCGCCGTCGCCTCCCGTGACTGTTGGCGCTCCGGTGAAAGCACCACCACTTCCGCCACCTGCGAAGTAGACTGCCGTGCTGATTACCTCTCCGACGCTTGCGCTTGTCGCATTGGATGACGAGATGACCGACGACCGGTCGTTACCGTCTCCACCCTGACCGGCGGTTGCTCCACTACCATTGCCACCTACCGCAGAGGCACCACCGCCTCCACCGCCACCGTAGTAGGCACCTGCGTTGGCTCCCGTTCCGCCGTCATTACCCTGCCCGACGGTACCGGACCCGAACTGTGAGGTACCGGAGCCACCAGCACCGGACGAGCCGCCACCAGAACCTCCATCTTGCCCCTTGTCGGTTGCGGTCACGCCGCTGTTAGTTCCGCCGCCGCCACCACCGCTAGCCGTGAAAGCACTAAACACGCTGTCCGAGCCGTTTGACCCCGGATTTGACATCGAAAGTGCTTGCGAGCCACCAGCACCGATCGTTACCGTGTACGACGTTCCGACTATCGGCTCGTAGCCGGTCGCATACAGTTCACCACCGGCACCGGCACCGCCGCCGTACTGGAGTCCACCCCCGCCGCCACCAGCGACGACGAGATAGGTGACGACCAACGGTACGCTCCCAACATCGCTCAGTCGGCGATACTTCGGTGAGCCTTCCGAAATACCGGAGTCCTCAACAGAGATGACCGCCATGACTCAGGTGATTTCTGATCCGTAAGCGTGAAACGTCAGGTCACCGGATGAGGCGTAAGCCTCCAGAACGTCGGTCGCATCCATCGTCACGCCGATGGTCAGAATGATCGTGTCGTTCGCACTTAGGTTAGCGTCATAGACGAGGTAGTGCTGATTCGCCAGCGAAGCACCGTCAGGACGGACAGAGAGACGGAATGTCGCCGCTGTTCCTGCCCTGTTACACACCGACACCGACGACACGACCGCCTCGGTTGCCGACGGCACCGTGTAGATGGTCGTCGCTGTAGTTGCGGACGGTGCGATCTGTCCGAGGACTTTGTAAGCAGTAGGCATGTCAGGCTCCCATCAAGAGAAAGACGTTGGTGAAACCGCCACCCGCACCGCCAGCCTCTAGCAGAGCAATGCGCCTGTCGTGGCTGGTCACGTCTGCGCTGGAGTTGATGCCAACTTTGACCTGAAGTGCCTCAATGGCATCGTTGGCATTGGCGTGCTGATCGGCGTGATTGACCCCAGCCGCCGACATGAGGTCGGTCGAAGCGGGGTTGGTCAGGCTGTCAAGAGAGGTGGGGTAGTTCGTAGCCATTACAGAGCGGAACCTATCACTCCGCCGCCCTCAACTCCATACTGCGAGCCGAAGATGAATGTGGTGTACCACTGCTCATCGGCAATCTCATGCTCAATGCCGAAGACCAGTGCGCTCAGTTCCACGGTGAACGAGCCGGGGGCGTTGTGGCGAATCTGCACCACGTCCAGAAGTTCGGCAACGATGGCGGCCTGAGTAGCGGCAAGCGAGATGCCTTGGTAGAACCCGACCCGCCTTGCCCGAAGCAGAGGGTCGTACTGGTTGTTGATGATGAACTTGCCGAGGTCTTCGGCTTCGCCACTGGTCGCCAGCAGGGTCGGCACCCGAAGTCGGCGCTCTTCGTACTCACGAATCGACTCGTCATACTTCCAGCCCGCTTCGACTCCGTAGGCCGTCTCTACCACGACAAGGTTAGAAAGGTTGCCGTCATCCGACTCAACCTCAAAGGTGTCGTATCGGCCCTGCGCCACGCCGGTCAAGGTGATCGTCTCCGCTTCGTAGTCAATGTCCCCGCCGTATGACAGGCCGCTGAACTCATATGACAGATCAAGCGTGACGGTCGTGGAATCCGTGTCACCGAAGTAGAAGTCTGGCTCTGGTGATGCGCCCGAACCGGGGTTGGCGGCGGCACGACCTCGGTAGGTCGCCTTGCCATCCTTGGAGATGAAGAAGAGTCCCCACTCGGAGTCAGTGACCAACTTGATGGCATCCAGCACCTGCACTGTCTCGGCGGCATCCTGCTCCACCAGTGCCGTCGTGCTGGTGTCAATGTCACGGAGCAGAGTGGGCCACGGCTCACGGGAGGTGAATGGACCCTGATCGTCCAGAATCTCACCGATCCGCTCATGCGAAGTGTCGCCGTTCGACCCCACCGTGGTCTGGTCAATCTCGTACAACTCCAGAAGGGCCATCGTGTCCACGCACGTCAGGACGACCTCGGTGGTGCCACGGTTACGCCCGAAGTTCTGAGTCCACCGCTGAGTCATGCCACGGAAGACCTCGGTTCGGGCATCGGACCAGTCGGCAATGATCCTCACTGGTCGCCCCGGCTTGACGTAGGGGTAGTACGGGCTAGCCGTGTTCGATGGGACGAAGCGAGAGTCGGGATCGGCAAAGGTGATCTGTGCTGAGCCTGCCTCCACCTGTCGAATCAGATAGTTGTCGTTGCCTCGTCGGATGCTGGCACCTGTGACCAAGGCCGAGACATCCTCCCACGATGGGTTGGGGTCAAGTGCGGCGATGGCCGTGCCGTATGAAATATCGGCCTCGTAATCGGTGTCGCCTTCGTAGGCGTAAGTGCCGAAGTTGATCTCCACCACCACGGCGGGCTTGTCTTGCTGGCCGTAGCCGTTGAAGGTTCGGAGGACCGTGTTGTACGCCTCGTCTTCGTTGAAGGTCGTGGGCATTACGACCTCCAGCGTGAGCCGTTACGCCGCTCGTATTCCTGAATCTGCTTGACGATCTGGCGGCCCGCCTCGGCAGGGTCGCCAACTGCCCGCACGTTGATGTTGTAGTTGACCGTGGTGTTGCCACCGATGCGGTGGTGGGGAATGACAGTGCCCGACTGACCGGGGACGAAGAGTTCCGGTCCTTTCTCCCCGACCAATGACAACTGCCCAGCCCTGAGCGGGCCACCTCTGGCTCGGGCCGTGAACTTGCCTGCCAATGGATCGGCTCCACCGCTACTTGCGGCGTTCTGAGCGGCTCTGGCCTGAGCGTTAGCCGCCGCCGCCGCCGCCAAAGCCCGAGAAGCCGCTGACTCGGCGGCTTGAGCAATCGACCGGAAGCGCTCTATTCGCTCATTCAGCGAGATCAGGAGGCGGTCGATCTCGCCGCCCAATCCACCGAGGAAGGTGTCGAAGGCGATGCGAAGGTCGGTCTGGATCGCATTGACCAGCGACTCCATGTAGGACGAGGCACCAGCGAGAGACTCTTCCAGACTCTCCACGATGCGGCGCTGGGCATCGACCTTGGCCTGAGCGTCGGCCATTGCGTTCTGGTAGGCAACATCGGCGGCACGTTGCTGGATTGCGAGCGTGTTCTTGGCTTGCTGAATCGCCTGCTGGTAAAGCGCCTGAACGACACCGAGTTGTTCCTGAAGGCGACCCTCGGCATCTGCCGTCTCTGAACCGAAGACAATCTCCCCCGCCACCTGAGCCGTCTCGGCACCGATGGCGCTGATCTGCTCACGGAGGGCAAGGAACTCTGCGTAGTCGCCGGTCGACATGGCGAGCAGACGACGTGCGATCTTGGAGCCGGTGCCAAGGCCCGCCCCGATGACCTGCTGAATGACATCGGTGGGGAAGCCACGGGTGCGGAGTTCGGCAAGGTTGTCACGGAAGGTCTTGGCCTGCGTGAGAATGTTGTTGAGGTTCCCGAGCACCCCGCCACGGCCAGCGGCACCGGCCACGCTCGGAGCCATCATGTCTACGATGCCCTGACGGAAGTTCTCCTGCTCACGCTGGGTCGCATCCAACTCACCCTGAAGGCGGCGATAAGTGCTGATCTCTTCGTCAATCCGCTCCCCGAGGGTGCTCTCCCGCAGACCCTCTTGGTACATGAACTTGTCATAGGACGAGTTGAGACGGTCTAGGTCACTGCGGGCTTCCTTGAACGCCTTGAGCGCATCGGCCACCCGCTCCAGCGGTGTGTTGGAACCGTCGACCTCATCACGGAACTGGCGGTACTGCTCGGTGATGCGATCCAGTTCGCCGTTCAACTCACGGTAGACATCGACCTCACGGCTGAACTCCCGTTGCAAGCGGATGACCTCACGCTGGGCCTCGGCCAACTCATCGAACTTGTCACCGAGGGCACCGTTCTGGCGGATGAACTCATCGCCACCGGGAAATTCCAACTCCTTGGCGATGTCGTAGAAGTCCAGCGCCTTGAGTGCGATCTCGTTGAAGACTTCGACCATCTCGTCGGGATGGGTGCCAAGAAGACGCTCGGCAAACGACTCGCCCATGAGTCCACCGCCGAACCCAGCGATGGACTGGGCCAGATCGTTGATGCGATCCTGAAGTTCTTTGGCGGCATCGGCGGCGGCGTTCGACTCGTCCTTGACCTCACGGATACCCGCCGTGATGCCGGTGCCTGCACCACCCGTGGCCGACGTTCCTCGGGTAGCCGAGGCAATCGCACGGAGCGCATCCAACTGCCCCTGCAACTGCTCCACCATCGCACCACCGATGCCGTCACGCCCGAAGTCCCGCTCGGCTTGGGTGAGGCTGACGCTGATCTGCATGATCTGGCGCTCAAGTTCGGAGGTGTCCAGACCGATGCCGATAAGGATGTCGGGGTCAAGGCCGTCAAGGATGTGCAACTGCTCCATGAGGGCCACGATGGCTTCCTCGCTGTAGCCCGCCGCCTCTGCTGATCCGTAGAAGGCGTTGATAAGAGCGGCCTGATAACCCTGAGCCTCCAGCGTGGACTTGCCCAACTGTTGCATCTGGAAGCCGATGTCCATGAACTGCTCAAAGAGTTGGTAGCCAGAGCCGTAGAGTTCTTCCATCGAACCGTCAAGGTTCGCCGTCTTCTCCATGAGGTCGTTGGCGCTCTTGGTCAGGTTGAACATTGTCTGGTTCAGGCGTGCGGCGGCGGCATTGGCACCGAGCAGGATGTCTGCGAAGTCTTCAACTGACGGGCGCTCCAATGTGTCGAAGAACGACGACATGCGGCGCTCAACTTCGTCAATGTCTCCGGTCAGAGCAGTGGAGGTACGGATGAACTCACGCATCTTGTCGTTGACCTTGCCCATCTCTTCCTCAGTCAGAGGCAGAGGGCCATTGGCAAAGTCACCGTACTTCTCAATCATCTCGTCAATGCGTTCGACATGCTCTTCCATCATCTCGGTCAAAGTGACGTACAAATAGATGGCACGCTCTTGATCGCTGAGATGTACTTGGTTGACACGCTGGAAATGCATGACACGCTCTTCGGCTTCACGCATCATGTTTGCTGAAACCTGCCCTGTCTCTTCCAAGCGCAGGAGTGCCTCGCTGATTGACCCTGCTATGTCCACGCCTTCCAAAGCAGTCTTGACATTGAAGAGGCTGGTAACCACTTCCTCCAGTGCATCCGCAGTGGCCGTTGACTCGCTGTCGAAGTCCGTCAGTGTCTTCAGCGTTGACTTCAAGACACCAAGATCGTCAATCGACCTAATCATCAGCGATGCGTCCTTCGCCAACTGCTCAGACGCACCAGCGGCCAACAACTGCTCTCTTGCGAACTCACGCATGTTGGAAGCGGCAAAGCGAAGCGTGTCAAAGTCAGCCTCACCCTTGAGGTTGCGGAAGGCTTTGGTTAGTTGCTGGCTTTGCTCTTCTGTGCCCCGAATAGCCTGCTCCAATACGTCTACACCAGAAGCCGCATCTTCTCCCTCCTTCAAGTTCTCTTGAATAGCCTCGGTGTTCTTGATGATGGAGTCCGTGAAGTCGTCCATCCGCTCCTTGAGTCGGCGCTGTTTCTCTGACCAATCGGTGTAGACCTTGACGAGTGCACTGACCGCAAGAGTGACTGCGGCGATTGGACCCATCGAAACAAGGAACCCCTTGACCGCTACTGCCGCCGCCCTCATGCTGGAGGCGACGGCGGCTCCGTATGCCCGAACTCCCGTGGCACTTACTCCGAACGTAGCGTTGGCTGAGGCAACCTGAGCACGCATGTACTTGAAGTTGGTCACTGCTGTCTTCAGGGCCATGACAAGTTGCTGGCCTGTGGCGGAAGCGAGCAACTTCTTGCGGGCAATAAGGATAAGCAAGGTGGTGCCAAGAAGTTCTGCTCCGCCGTCCAGACTGGTGACGGCAGAAAGCACCGAGGCAAAGCCGTTGATGAGGGGCACCGCCGCCTCGGCCACAATCTGCATGACCTTGGCTAGCGACTCCATAAGGGGCAGGGCCGCATCCATGAGATTCTTGACCGCTTCCCGAGCATCGGAGTTCGTGGCGGCGAAGACCACCATCGAAGACAAGACAGGGCCACCGAGAAGACCAGAGAACTTGTTGAGCACCGGCATGGCCGCAAGGATGTTGCGCCCAGCGAACAGAGCAAGCCCCGTGTTCACGGCGGCGATGGTCGGGGCAAACTTGGTGAACTTGGCACCAATGTCATCGACACTGAGGCCAAGCCGGTTCAACTGCTTGACGGACTCGGTGGAATCCTTCAGGAACTCCGTGAGAGGTTCCATCATCTCGCCAAAGGCTTGGCCCAAGTCGATGAGGATGGGGTGAAGTGCCCCGCCCTCTCGCATCGTCTTGCTGAGCGCCTTGGTCAAGTCATAGCCCGCCTTGATGGCAGGGCCGAAGCCTTCCTTGAGCACGTTGCCGAACTCAATCTGCATGTCGTTGAGCAGACGGGGGAACGAGCGGAGCACCTTCCCCGGCTCGGTCATGGCGGCCTCGTATGTACCGGCGACCTTGGCACCCTCTTCCAAGATCATGTTCATCACGGCGGTCTGGCGCTCGGTGGCGGTCAACTGCGCCTCGGTCTTGCCGAGCGTGGCGGCGTACTCGGCATACGCCTCACCGGCATACTTGGTGATGCCTGCACTCTTGAGCAGGCGGGAGTTACCGGTCTGGATGGCGTAGGCCAACGTCTGCGCCGTCTGCGTTGAGTTCGACTGCGAGAGGACCGCCAAGTCCTGAGCAACACGGGCAACCTTCGATGCCTTGGCCATGTCCAAGTTGCCCTGAGCGAAGAGTAGCGACATCTCCTGCGCCGCCTTCATCTCAATACCCATGCCACGAATCTCGTTGGCGGTCTTATTGATCCGCCCCGGTGGCAACTTCAGAGACTTGTTGACGGCCTCCATCGCCACGCTCATCTCAGAGACATCGGCGGCGGCCCTGAACGACGAGCGACCGAGTTTGATGACGGCAAATGAGGCGGCACCAGCCGCCACACCAAGAGCGTTGAGGCTCTTGTTGAACTTGTTGATCGTCTTGACGCTCCCCTGAGCGCCAGCGGCGAGTTGGTCTAGTTGCTTCTCAGCACGACGGAGGTTGTTGACGGCGTTGCGGACATCAACTTGGATGCCTACCGCTACCGATCCAACCTGTACCGACATCTTCTACCTATTCGCCTTCTTCTGTGCTTGCTCCCTCTCCCAAGCCGTCAACTTGTCATGTGCCGCCCAGCCGAGGAACTCGTCTGCACTCAGAGGCTTGTGGGCTGGACTGCCGAAGACCAACTCTTCGACTGTCCGGCCCAGCCTCTCAGCCAATATGTAGTAGTAGCGGTACTCGGGATCGGCTAGTTGTCTTTTCCCTCTTCGTCAACGGCCTTCGCCGTCATGCCTGACATTTCCATCGCCTTCTGAGCGACGAACTCAATGGAGGCCGCAGACTTCTCCTGAAGAGCCTCCATGTCTGCCTCGGTGAAGACACGCTCGCCCGACTCGGGGTCGAAGACGGTCGCCACAATGAGCATGGGGTAGAGCCGGTCAAGGTCGACGCTCCCGTCAGGGAGAGCGCAGGTCTGAAGCATCCTGCTCCGCTTACCAGCGGACATGGTGCGAACTTCGACCTCTACTCCCCACTGGGGAACGTCGACCAACTCACGGCCAATATCGTCTGCATCAAGGATGCGGTCACGAAGGGACACGGTGTTCTCCTACTGTTAGATGGATTACGAAGTGGCTCGGGAAACGTCCCCGGTCACCTGCAACTCAATGCTAACAGGGATGACATCGCCAACCGGGGGCGAAACATCGTAGGAAGTGACGAAGCACTCACCCGAGTAGATCGGGTTGGTGCCCGAAGGGGACGAACCGGCGGTGCCGAAGGCGAACGAGAGCGAAGCGGCCTGACCGAGAACGCCCTGAATGTGAGCGTCCAGCGTCGAATCGAACATGCCCGAAAGGCTGACGGTCGAATCCTTGAGGCCCACGATGTAGGTCTTGGAGGAAGCGCCGAAAGCGGTCGTCTCGGCAGTCTCAACCGACTGCGGGAACGAAACGTCATTGAGATAGGCGCTGATGTCGGTCAGCGACCCACCCGAGTTGTCCAGTGCGAAGTACGCACCCTTACCGTGAACGAAAGCCATGATTGCTCCTTAGCGTCTGGCGAATGAGAGGATGAATGTGATGGAACCGGACGAACCGGCGAGGGTGTAGTTGGCACGGAGGTATTGGTTGACGGTCGTGCCCGCCGCCACTTCCACCCGCTCAGAGGTGGTCGTACTTGCGCCGACATCGGTGAACGTGGCCAGATCGGCCCACACCGCATCGTCGGCAGAGTGCTGAACTTTCACGGTGGTAGCGCCATCGTGATCGTTCGCCGTGACGTGCAGGACACCGACACCGCCGTTGGCAGTGCTGGCTGAGTTGTCCTGCGAAGAGCCGTTGCCCGTGGCCGACACGGCGGCAAGGCCCGTGAGGGCGATGCCGTTGTCGATGCCATCGTCGGACTGCAACTCGGCGCTAGCCGCCACGACATCCCCGACCGGAGCCGAGACATCGTAAGAGGTAGCCTCGGCCTGCCCCATCGACACTCGGTTGCCAGCGGTGGCTCCGCCGTAGAAGACACTGACGAGTGCGCCGTCCTCGGTGCCGAGAACTCCTTGGAGCACCTCGTCAACTGCTCCCGCCGATCCGTCGAACATTCCGCTCAGGGAGACGGTGCCGTCTTGAAGGCCAACGATGTACGTCTTGGACGAGGCACCGAAGGCCGTCGTCTCTGCCGTCTCAACCGTGCGGGTGATCGTGGCATCGTTGAAGTAGGAAGACAGGTCGGACTGGTTGAAGACAACCGCCGTACCCTTACCGTGAAGGAACGCCATCAGAGATCATCTCCCGAGTCGTCATCGAACGACCACGGCTCAGGCTCGGCAACCTTCTTGGCAACCTTCTTGGCCGGGGCGGGGGCAGGGGCGCTGTCGACCTTCTCAATAACGGACTGGTCGACAAGCCACTTGAGCGAGCGCTTGGGGATGTCCGTCTCGGACACCGTGTCACCCGCTTCTACTCGCTTGTCGGGGAGATCAATCCCCGTGAGGACTTTGTATGTAGCCACTCGTTCTCCTAACGCATACGCCATCAGTCGCCTTGCGAGGAAGGCCACTGAGGGGCACGAACGAGTCCGATACAAAGCCACTAAGGGCACGACATTCAGTTGTTGCCGTGATGGTACTTGGGGTCAGGTCAATCAATCAAGAGTCACGGGTGTTCTTCGCTTTACAACGAGAACAGATGATCGTCCACGGCCTTGTGAGTTGAATGGCGAGCATCCGGTTGCACCGCCAGCACCGAGGCTCGGTGTCTTGGGCCGCTTCGTCCCCATAGGGGTTGTGCATCATGCTCACGACAGTGCCTTCATGACATTGAAGTTGCAGGTGAACATGATGCGGCGACTGTCATCACGCTCGTACACATACGGCGTGGTCGTGGCTTCGATCCGGTGGTACAGGACCGACGAAAGCGTGGCGTTCTCCACCGCCGTGAGTAGCCGATAGACCGTCTCAATGTTGCTTCGACCCGTGGCGTAAGAAGTGTTGCGGACAATGACTTGAAGGTCGGGCCGCTCAATCTGCGGAAGGTCGGTGGACCCAAGAGTTGAGAGTGGGGCAACTCCCACGTTCTCGTAGATCGCCACGCAGTTGTCTGGCGTGTCGGGGATCAGAGCCAAGTAGAGGTCTGTCCCGAGGGTGAACGAGGTGTTGGCATCAATGTAGGTGCCGACCTCTTCAAGCAGAGCCATCAGATGAAACTCCCTCGGGCACGAAGGCGTTCGGCCATGAAGATGCTGATGAACTTGGGCATCCTCGGGACGGCGGCGTAGAGGGGCTTGACCAGATACTTGTTCTTCTGCTGGCCGTGGTGGTCCGGTGCCTCATGCACCTTCAGGGCGTAGGTCACGTTCACGCCAACTGTCGTCGGCCCGCCGTAGCCAAGTTGGATCGTGATGCGGTTCTGTTCAATCTTGGGCTTGCTGACCTGACCGGACATGCGGAGGAACCCATTGACCACGGGGACGTAGTTCATCTTGGAGTCGGTCATGACTTCCTCGGCCACCATGTAGGCCGCCGCCGCCGCATCTTCCATAATGGCGTTCTGGAACCCAACGAAGTTCTTGTCAATCGTGACGGTGGACTTGTACCTCATCGGAACCTCACGATGGTGTGCTCCAGCCCGAGCACGACATTGTGAATCTCGATACTGGCAATCTCGGGGGTCGTGCCATCTGGCAAAGTGATCTTGTCATCAATGGTGATCGCTGTGTCCGATATGTAGGCCGTCGTCGGCTTGTGTGTCTCATCTACCTCGTCGGTAGCGGTAAGCGTCGTATTGGGTTCGACGTAAGCGTCGGCGGTTCTGGCGGTCCCGAACGTAGGTTCGCCATAGTTGTTCGTGGACGATACGGACTGAATCGTGACCGTATGTGGCATGAAGGCGGTGAGTTGGGGGTCGATTGCCACGACTCACCGGAGCCTGTACGGGGCGTGAGAGTAGTCGTCGGCAGGGTAGACACGCTCGTTGTCGTGAATACCCTTGCGTCCGAACGTCGTCTCACGCTCAGTGTCGGCCTCCCGAGCCTCTTTGACACTCCGCTTCCAACCGGAAGTGAACGGGCTGACCGGCTCCGTCTCTTCCTTGGTGAGCAGGGAGTCGGCCAACTCCATGTACTGATGGTACTTCTGCGAGAAGTCGGCAGAGAGTCCACCGATGGAGCGATTCATCAGTCGTGCGAACTTGGCGGCAATGGCACGGCACGCCTCGGAGGCGGTGCGGTTGATTGAGCCGTGGCGAGTCAACAGGTAACTGATCTCGTTGTCGGTAATCAACTGGTCGGTCGAATCTGTGTCACCGATGAGCAGGCGAACTGCGTCGATGGTTCGGGTTCCCGGTTCTCCGGTGTAGAGCCAGTCCACTTCGATGAGGTCAAAGAACTCCACCACCAGCATCCCCGTGTTGGGGGCGGTCAACTTGCGGCCATCGCCATAGGTAGCCGTGAACGAGGCCAAGTAAGTGTCGGCATCTAGCAGAGCATCCGAGGCAGTCCACGCATAGCGGACGTTGCCGGTGGAGGCGGTAACTACCGTGACCGTTCCGTTGGTAATGACCTGCGTGCCGTCGCTGGCCTTGTACATATTGAAGACAACCGTGGCCGTAGACAGATCAACTCCCGTTCCGTCCACAAGGAACTGACGCTCCAACTGTGGGAGCCGGTCGCCTTTGCGGATTGAAACGTCTGCCATTGTTACACTCCTGCCGTTGACTTATTGGCAGAACCACTAAGAGTTGAGGTAGTGCCACCGCCGCCCATAGTCGAAACGGTGCCACCTGTACTCGTTACAACGTAGTTTGTGCCGCTTCCAATGTCTAGGTCGATGATCCCATCGGCGGTGCTTCCACCCGTACCGGCGACCGTCGAACTCCGCAAAGACTTGACCAGCCGTAGGGCGCTTTGTGCCGCAATGCCCGTCCCTGTTGCCTGCCTCGGGGAGATGTGTAGGCCCGTGGCGGACTGCCCACTTGTACCGGAAGCACTGGCTTCCCGAGGTGCAATATGAAGTCCAGTGGCCGACTGGCCCGACGATCCTGTAGCACTG